TCGACGGCGCGGCCGTATCGCTGGCGCAAGCGGCCGGCAGCCTCACCGCACAAATCCGCCTCGCCGGCCTGGCGCGCGGCGAGACCGCGAGTTTCGCCACGCTCGACGCCGAGATACTGCTTTCCGGACAGGCGCTCGCGCTGGCCAGCGCGCACGGGCTCATCACCGTGCCGGTCCGCTTGGCCGGCGATGCCGCCGCCACCGCAGTCGCTGTCGGTAGTTTGTCCACCCACATCCCGCTGTCCGGCAGCGCGCTCGACAACGCGCTGGCCACCGGCGCACTCGATGCGCAGATCCTGCTGGCCGGCGCCGCCACCGTGGCCACGCTGGCCGGCGGCGCGCTGACCACCCGGGAAAAGATCGTCGCCCTGCGCTTCGCCGGATCTGCGCGTCGTGCCAGCGTGCTGCGGACGGACATCGCCCGTGCCTGCCGCGTTTCTTCAAGCCTCGCCGCCCGCGCCCGTTGTCGCGCCACGATCGCCCGCGCCGCGCGCGTGCAGTCGGTCGCGACTCACCCCCTGCGGCTCATCGCCGAGGTGCGCCGTGTCCAATGACTACCTGGTCGGCGAAACCGCGCGCCTGTCCGTGGCCATCACCGACAGCACCGCCGCGCCCGCCGCGCCCGCCGATCCCGGGGTGCTGCGGCTCAAGGTGAAGAGCCCGAACAACCAGGTGCAGACCTACACCTACGGCGCCAGCGGCGAAGTGATCCGGGACGCCACCGGGCTCTTTCACGCCGACATCCTGCTCAACGCGCCCGGCACCTGGGCCTGGCGCTGGGAAACCGACGCCCCCAACGCCGGCGCCGACGAAGGGACACTCGCCGTGCGGCCCACACGTTTCAAGGAACCGCCATGAGCTTTTCCGTTCAGGTTCCCGCCGCCGATCCGGCCGATGCCGGAGTCATTCCCGCCTCGCCATTCTGGCCGTCGATCGATCCGGAGAAGATCCGCGAGTCGCACCGGATCGACAGCACCATCACCGCCCCGCGCCTGCTCGACGCTCTGGTCGAGGCCATGGCGTCGGTCAATGCCGAGCTGGCCGTCTGGCGTGCGGCACAGATCGCCGCCGGCAAGAACACGCTGGCCGACGTGGCTGCCGAGACCATCAGCGACGAGACGGTCAACGTTCATCGCTACCGCCGCGCGGTCGGCTGCCTGGCCAAGGCGTTCCTGATCGAACGCTATCGCGACGTCGACACCACGGCGCGCGGCGACCGCAAGGCCGACGTGTTGGAGAACCCGCTCGACGACTTGCGCCGCGACGCCCGCTGGGCGATCAGCGACATCCAGGGTCTCGGGCGCAGCACTGTGGAATTGATATGAACGTCGCCGCGCAACAGGGCGACACCCTGGACCTGATCTGCCAGCGCCATCTCGGGCGCACCGCCGGCGTGGTCGAAGCCGCGCTCGAAGCCAACCCCGGTCTGGCGGCGCTCGGTCCCGTGCTGCCGATGGGCACCACGGTGATGCTGCCGGACCAGTCGCCAGCCGCGGCGCAGACCTCTCTTCTTCAACTCTGGGACTGAACCGATGGCCGAACCCGCCGCCACGACCACCGCCGCCGTCTCCCTCACCGGTGTGGCCATCCTCGCCTTGCTGCCGGGCGTCGATGCCGCGGTGGTGCTCGGGGCATTCTCCGGCGCCGTGGTGTTCGTCATGGCCAGCGACGAACTGACCGCGGCGAAGAAGATCGGCTTCTTCCTGCCGTCCTTCTTTGCGGGGCTGCTCGGCGCGAGCACCGGCGTCAAGGTGATCGAGTCCGCGCTGTTCGGCGGCGTCGCAGTCAGCCCCGGCGTCGGCGCCCTGGTGGTGGCCACCACTGCGGTGAAGCTGCTGATCTGGCTGCTCGGGCAGAACGTCGGCAGCCTGATGGAACTGCTGCGGAGGCCACGACCATGAGCTACCCAGCGGCGCTCATTGCGATCGACGCGGCGATCTGCGCCGTGATCGTCCTGCGGCTGGTGTTCTACCGCCGGCGCGGCGCCCGGTACCGCCCGGTGGCGTCCCTGGTCGCCTACGTGGTCGCGGTCGCCGCCGGCTGGGTGACGATCCTGGCCATCGCCGGCCATCTCTCGCCGCCCGATCCGGCCAGCGTCGCCCTGCATGCCGTGCTGGCCGTCGCCCTGCTGGCCGCGCGCGGCAACGTGGTCGAGATTTTCCACACGGCCGAATACGACAACTGCGTTTACCGCTGGCTACGAAAGGGGATCCATCATGATCAAGACACTGCGCAAGGGTGACACCGGCGCCGAGGTGAAGGAGCTGCAATACCGGTTGGACGCCTTCAACCATCCGGTCAAGCGCGACGGATGGTTCGACGCCGAGACCGAAGCGGCGGTGCGCGACTTCCAGCGCGATGTCGGACTGGTCGCCGATGGCATCGCCGGACCGAAGACTCAGGCCGCGCTGCTCTCTGGCCGCGTCGACCCGCGACTGCTGCGCCAGGCCGACATCGAGGACGCCGCGAAGATCCTCGACGTCGAGGTCGCCGCGATCATGGCGGTCAACGAAGTCGAGAGCCGCGGCCACGGCTTCCTCGACGACGGCACCCCGGTGGTGCTGTTCGAACGCCACGTCATGTATCGACGCCTAGAAGAGGCTGGGCTCGATGCCAAGGATCTCGCGTGCCGCTACCCGAACCTGGTCAATCCGGCGCGCGGCGGCTACCACGGCGGCGCGCAGGAGTGGTACCGGCTCAAGATGGCGCGCCAGATCGCCGACGTCCCCGCGATCGAGTCGGCAAGCTGGGGCCAATTTCAGATCATGGGCTACCACTGGGAAGCGCTCGGCTTCAGCAGCGCCCTTCAGTTCGTCGACGCGATGTCGAGTACCGAGACCGTTCAGCTCGCTTCGTTCGTCCGCTTCATCGAGCTCGACCCGGCCTTGCACAAGGCGCTGAAGGCGCGCAAGTGGGGCGAGTTCGCCAAGCTCTACAACGGCCCGGCCTACAAGGACAATCTCTACGACGCCCGGCTGGCCGCCGCCTATGGCCGGCATGCGCAAGCACTGGCCGCGGCGCCGGCCGAGGCGGCGTGATGCCGGGCCTGATCCCCGCGCCGTATCGCTGGCTCGCCATGGCCCTGCTGGTGGCCGCCGCGTGCGCGGTCGCCTGGTTCAAGGGCGCGGCCCACGTCCAGGACGAGTGGGATCTGGCCGACGCCCGGCGCGACAAGGCCATCGCCGAACGAAAAGTGCGCGTGGCCGACAAGATCGCCACCGTCGTTACCCGCTACATCGACCGTGTCACGGTCGTGCGCGAGGCCGGCGAAACCATCATCAAGGAGGTCCCTGTCTATGTCACCGAAGAAGCCGATCATCGTTGCGCTGTGCCTGCTGGTTTTGTCCGCTTGTGGAACGGCGCCAACCGAGGCGAGCTACCCGCCCCAGATGGAGCCGCTGATGAAGCCCCCAGCGAGGTTGTCCTCTCAGACATTGCAGCACAGCACGGGCGCGAAGCAAAGCAATGCCGTGAAACCGAAGAGCAACTGATCGAGCTGCAGAACGCGGTGCGCGAGGCCTTCGCGCCATGAAAAAGCCGCAGGATCTGCGCGCGCATCTGGCGGATGCCGTGCCTTGCCTCAAGGCCAACCCGGACAAGCTGCAGGTGTTCATCGAACGCGGCGCGATTGCCGCGCGCTTGGGCGGCGGCATGTCCTTCGAGTATCGCTACGACCTGGTGCTGATCTTCACCGACTTCAGCGACCACGCCGACACCTTGATCGTGCCGCTGATCGCGTGGATCGCGGCCAACCAGCCGGACCTGATGCAGCACCCGGACCGGATCCCCGAGACGATCAAGTTCGAGGCCGAGCTGATCGACCACGACAAGGTCGACCTGCAGCTCACGCTGTCGCTGACCGAGGCCGTGGTGGTCACCGCCGCGGGCAGCGGTTACACCGCCACCCACGTCGCGCCGCCCGCGCTCGATGATCTCACCGGGCCGACCGGCTGGACCATGTACGGCGGCGGCGTCGCGGTCGCGCCATGAACGCGCCATGAACGAGCTGGCTCCGCTCGATGCCTGGTGTGGCGCCCTGCTGACGCGGCTGGCGCCTGCCGAACGGCGCACGCTGGCCCGGCATATCGCCGCCGATCTGCGCGCCTCTCAAGCCCGCCGCATCGCCGCGCAGCTCAACCCGGACGGCAGCCCCTACGCGCCGAGAAAGCCGCGCCTGCGCCGCAAGGCCGGCGCGATCAAGGCCAAGGCCGCGCGACAGATGTTCAGCCGGCTGCGCACCGCGCGCTGGATGAAGACCGAGGCGACGCCGGAGATGGCGGTGGTCACCTTCGCCGACCAGGTGCAGCGCATGGCCCAGGTGCATCAACACGGTCTGCGCGACAGGGTCAACCGGCGCGGCGGCCCCGAGGTGGACTACCCGGCGCGGCAACTGCTGGGTTTCACGCAACCCGAAATCGAGGCCGTGGGCGATGTCGTGCTCAATCAGCTTGCGCGGTGATGTAGCGATGCCGGATAGATCGACCGCCGCCACGACAGCGCCCGCGCGCGCGGCATAGTCACCCCATGAATGTCGCCCACCTCTCCCGCCTGATCGAGAACCTGATCCGCATCGGCACCGTGATCGCCGTCGATCACGCCGCCGCGCGTTGCCGCGTCGCCAGCGGCAAGCTGGAAAGCCAGTGGCTGCCATGGATTGACCGCCGCGCCGGCAATACCCGCACCTGGGAGCCGCCGACCGTCGGCGAACAAGTTCTCATCCTGTCGCCCAGCGGCGATCCGGCCGCCGGCGTGGTACTGATTGGGCTGTTCTGCGACGCTCACGCCGCGCCGAGCGCCAGCGCCAGCGAACACGTCGCCACGTATCCGGACGGCGCGCGCATTGCCTACGACCACGCCAGCGGCGCCTTGACCGCCACCGGCATCCAGACCGCGACGATCCAGGCCGCAGTCTCGGTCACCCTCGACACGCCGGCGACGCACATCACCGGCGACGTGCAGATCGATGGCACCTGCACCGTCGCCGACCTGCTGACCTACGGCAACGGCATCGCCGGTACCGGCGGCGCCAACGCCAACATCATCACCGGCGACTTCGTGCAGACGGCTGGCCAGCTCAGCAGCAACGGCATCGTCCTCGCCACGCACACGCACACCGGGGTCGTCCCCGGCGGCGGCAACACCGGAGGCCCGCAGTGAGCCAGGCGCAGAGCCGCCTCAAGCCAGGCGACAGCCCCCACGGCGGGCGGGCGCGTAGCGACCGGGGGCACACCACGTGAGCGGAATGAACGCCGCCACCGGGCGCGCCCTGGACGATCTGCCCCACATCCGGCAGTCGATCCGCGACATCCTCTCGACGCCGCTCGGTAGTCGCGTGATGCGCCGCGATTACGGCTCGATGGTCCCCGACCTGATCGACCAGCCGGCACATCCCGCGACCCAGCTGCGGCTGAAAGCCGCCACCGTCATGGCCGTGGCCCGCTGGGAACCGCGCGTCGCGCTGACCCGGATCGGGTTCTCGCTCGATGCGAGCGGCCGCGCCGTCATCGACATGGACGGTGTGCGCCGTTCCGGCCCGCGCACCGGCAACGCCGTCAGTCTCTCGGTGATGGTCTGATGGCGGACATCGATCTTTCGTTGTTGCCGGCGCCCGCCGTGCTCGAGGCCATCGGCTTCGAAGCCGTGCTCGCCGAAATGCAGGCCGACCTGATTGCCCGCTACCCGGCGATCGCCGACACGATCGAGCTTGAATCGGAACCGGCGCTCAAGATCCTGCAGGTGGCGGCGTACCGCGAGACGCTGCTGCGCGCACGCTTCAACGACGAAGCCAGGGACCTGCTGCTGGCCTATGCGACCGGCAGCGACCTCGATCATATCGGCGTCACCTACTACGACGGCGAGACGCGCCTGCTGATCACGCCGGCCGATCCGATCGCCGTACCGCCTGTCGTCGCCGTGTGGGAAAGCGACGCCGATTTCCGCGCCCGGCTCGCCCTCAAGCCCGAGTCGTATTCCGTCGCGGGCCCCACCGAAGCTTTCCGCTTTCATGCCCTGTCAGCGTCCGGCCAGGTCAAGGCCGCCTCGGTGACCAGTCCGCAGCCCGGCACCACCACCGTGTATGTCCTGGCGAAGACGGGCGACGGCACGCCGGACGCCGGCCTTATCGCCACCGTGCTGGCCGCGCTCGACGACGAGACGATCCGCCCGCTGTCCGAAGAAGTGCTGGTCGCGGCGGCCGCGATCGTCAATTACAGCATCGACGTCGACCTGATCGTCTATCCCGGGCCGGCCGGCGAAGCGGCGCTGGCGGCCGCCCAGGCGGAACTGGCAACGCTGGCCGCCGCCTCGCACACGCTCGATCGCGAGGTCACGCTGTCAGCCATCACCGCCGCGGCGCAGCGGCCCGGCGTGAAGAAGAACATCATCAATCAACCGCTGGCCGACGTCGTTTGCGGACTCGGCCAGGCTCCCTATTGCACGGCGATTGCCGTGCGCATCGCCGGCGTCGAAGCATGACCGCGCCAGCCCACCTTCTGCCGGCGAACGCCAGCACGCTGGAACGGGCGCTGTCCGAGTCCATCGGTCGATTCAATCCGCCGCAGCATGTGCGGGCGCTATGGAATGCCGCCACCTGTCCGGTCGCCGTGCTGCCGTACCTCGCCTGGGCGCTGTCGGTCGACGAATGGGATCCGACCTGGCCGGACGAAATGAAGCGGGCCGCCATCGCCGAGGCGAGGACGATCCACAAGCGTAAAGGCACACCGTCCGCGATCCGCCGGGCGCTGACCGTCGTCGGCCAGGGCGACGCCGATATTGTGGAACGCGCCGACTACATCCGTCGCGACGGCACGTCAATCCGCAACGGATTGCGCCGCCGCATGGGGCCCGATGCCTGGGCCACCTACCGCATTGTTCTGAAGCGCCCGATCACCCTGGACCAGGCCGAACAGATCCGCCAGATGCTGGCCAAATCGAAACGCAACTGCGTGCATCTGGTCGCCCTGGACTACAGCCGCGCCGCGCTGCGTCACAACGGCGTGGCGCATCGCGACGGCAGCTACGTGCGCGGAATCATCACTTGAGGAAAAAACATGGCTAACCTGACCGAAACCGTCGAATGGATCGAAGGCCTGTACCGGTTTGAAGTCACCGACCCAGTGCTGGGCGGCGAAGAGGGCATCGACAACGTGCAGGCCAAGCAGCTCGGTGCCCGTACCCGCTACCTGAAGGCCGCGCTCGAATCGCTCGGTACCGGTCTGGCCGGCCACGAGGCCGCCGGCGATCCGCACCCGCAGTACCTGATCGAGGCCGAGGCCAACGCCCTGATCGCCGCCGCGGTGACGGCGCTGGTCAACAGCTCGCCGGCCGCCCTGGACACGCTCGCCGAACTGGCCGCCGCCCTGGGCAACGACGCGAACTTCGCGGCCACGCTCACCGGCCTGCTGGCCGCCAAGGCGCCGCTGGCGTCGCCGGCGTTGACCGGAGTGCCGACCGTACCCACCGCCGCTCCCGGAACCCTTACGACGCAAGCGGCGTCCACGGCCTTTGTCGCGGCCGCCATCACCGCCATCGGCCTCGCCGCCTATGCCCAGCTCGGCGTCGCCCAGTCCTGGACCAAGGGCCAGCGGGGCGCCGTCGCCGCGCTGCCGGCGACCACCGGCAATTGCAATTTCAATTTCGACGATTCGATCAACTTCGCCGGCCAGGCGACCGGCAACATCACCTTCGCCAACGGCTACAGCAGCGCGGTGGCGGGTCAGAGCGGCAAGATCAGGGTGCGCCAGGACGGCGCAACGCTGCGCAACTGGGCCTTCGGCAGCAACTGGAAATATGTCGGCGGCCCGTCGCAGATTCCCGCGCAGACGCAGGCACTCGCCGCCTACGACGAGATCATTTACAGCATCGACTCGGCGGCCGAGATCAGTTTCACCGTGCGGAGCGACGTCAAGTGATTCCTGGCGCCCCGCACCCCTTCCTGATGTCCGGAGGGCATTGGGAGTCGCATCACAAGATCGGGCATTCGGTGCGAAACCGCCGAACTGCGAATGCCTACTGGTCCCGTGTTCAGGTGGCGCCAACTAGCAATCAAAAAGTCACCTTCATTCTGTGGTGCCGGTTGTGCGATCTGATCAATTACCAGTTCGTCATCAGTGCAGGAACTCTAGGCAATAATGAAGACTGGCTGCGCTACAACTCGGACGGAACTTTCTCTTTTCAGTTCGAGGGTGTAAACACTTTCATTTCTACGCGAAAGTTTAGAGACCCGGCAGCTCACGGAATGCTCATGTTGGGCATAGATACTACGCTCGCCACGGCAAGTCAGCGGGTCCGTCTGTATTGGGGCGATGAAGAGATTGCGCTGTCCGGCACCGTCGCGCAAAACTACACCTTCAAGAGCTTCAACGTCACGGGGATGCCGATCAATATTGGCCGCCGGTCTTTCGGTGCGAGCGATCATGCTGACATGGTTTTTTCCGAGTTTCGCCAAGTCGATGGGCAGCAGCTTGTGCCGGCTGATGCGGGCCGCCGCTGCCCAGAAAAGGGCCACTGGGAGCCGACTCTTTATCAGCTAGGGTACGGCGCAAACGGCTCTTTCCTTGATTTCAGCGATGGGTCGGCCGCGACCAGCGCCGCGCTTGGAAAGGACCGGTCTGGAAACAATAACGACTGGACCCCGAACAACATCAGCGTCACAGCAGGCGCGAGCTGCGATTGGATGCTGGACACGCCGACGAACCGATACTGCGCTCTCAACGCACTGACGACGCGGGCCAATGTGCCGGTTACGATTTCGGATGGCGCCCTCAAGGTGGTCGCCGGACCAGGTGGTGCGGGCTATGGAACGCTTTCTGTCGGCAGTTCCGGAAAATGGTATTGGGAGGTCACTGCGACCGCCTTGGGAACCAGCATCTATATCGGGATCGACGACGGGCAATCCCAAGGGGCATCGGGTTCGTACGCCGGCACCGTTATATATCTGGCAAATGGGATGAAATTAATTGGCGGGAGCTCCTCTGCCTACGGTGCCGCCTTCGCCACCAGCGATGTGATCGGCGTGGCCGTCGATTGCGACGCGGGGACCATCGAATTTCTCAAGCAGACCGGAGGTGCCGGGGCTTTCGTATCGCAGGGCGTGATCGCGACGGCAGTGACCAACCGGCTGCCATTCACGGAGGTTGACACGTCGGCCACGGCCACGGTCAATTTCGGACAGCAGCCCTTCAACAACAACAGCATCCCGGCCGGGCATAAGGCGCTGTGCGCGGCCAACGAGCCGGAGCCGTTAATAGTTCTGCCGAGAAAGCACGTCGACGCCATTACCTATCTCGGCGACGGCAACACCACCAAGGCTGTGACCGGGTCACAGTTTCAGCCGGACCTTGTTTGGGCAAAGAACCGAACCGACGCTGCGTCTGACCACTCATTGCACGACACTGTTCGCGGCCCGACGCAACGGGTTCGCTCAAACTCGACGGCCGTTGAAAACACCGAAGCGATGCAGTCGTTCGACGCAAACGGCTTTACCGTTCTTGCCGCCGGATCCGTGTTGAACGTGCTCAACAAGGCATACGTATCCTGGCTCTGGAAGGCCGGCGGCGCTCCCGTGGCGAACAACGCCGGCAGCATCGCAGCGCAGGTCAGTGCGAACGTTCTGTCCGGGTTCTCGATTGTTACCGCATCGCTGGGGGCGGGATCAAACCAGACCATCGGCCACGGTCTGGCGGCCGCGCCCAAGTTGATCATCGCCAAGCGCCGCAACGGCGTCGGTGCGTGGTCTATTGCTTTCGATCACCCCGGCTTTACCTGGGCCTCCGACTACTACCAATTCGATGCGGTGGCAAAGCGCACTGATGGAGCCTCGAATGTGTGGCGGCAAGCGCCTACGTCTTCGGTGTTCAGCGTTGGATCAAGCATGCCCGGAGATTGGGTCTTCTACTGCTTTGCTGAAATTCCAGCCTACAGCAAGTTCGGCGCCTATGTCGGGAATGGCTCTGCTGACGGGGCTTATGTGTATTGCGGATTCCAGCCGCGATACGTGTTGGTGAAACAGTCCTCGCCGAACGCCACTTCATGGTGGATCCATGATGTGGCGCGAAATACCTCCAACGTGGTCGGCGACAGCCTGCAGGCGGACGCTGCGAACGCCGAGTCGCCCGGGAATCTGGCCTTCGACTTCACCAGCAACGGGTTCAAGTGTCGCAACAACTGGTCCGGCAACAACACCTCCGGCTCGAACTACATCTTCGCCGCCTTCGCTGAATTCCCATCCCGCTACGCCAACGCGAGGTAACCCATGTTCAAACGCAACGGTCAGCCCATTCCCGACATCCGCAACGGCGTCACCGCCGATGGGGTGTTTTATCCCTGGCCCATTTCATCCGAGATGCTGGCCGAGCTCGGCATCGTCGACGAACCGAACGACACGCGCCCCGACGATCGCTTCCATTTTGTGCATGACAACGGCGACGGCACCTTCACCGCCGAGCCCAAGCCACGCGAGCAGGTCGAGGCGATGATCTGGAGCTGGATCAAGATCGAGCGCGATCGGCTCACGCGCGATGGCGGCTATCTCGCCTCGGGCAAGTGGTTCCACTCCGACGAATTGTCACGTATCCAGCAGCTCGGGCTGGTGCAGCTCGGGGCGAACATTCCCGCGGGGCTGCAGTGGAAGACGATGGACGGCAGCTTTGTGGCCATGACGCCGGCGCTGGCTGGCCAGGTGTTCATGGCGGCGGCGCTTTCCGACACCGCCATCTTCACCGCGGCCGAGGTGCACAAGGCGGCCCTGGCGGCCTGTGCCGATCCGGCTGCTTATGACTGGCGTGCTGGTTGGCCAGCGGTGTTCGAGGAACCTCAACCATGAAGATCGCCTTCATCTACGGCAAGCAGCCGTCCTCTCTGCTGACGAAGCTGTTCACCGGGTCCACCTGCTACCACGTGGGCTTCACGGACGGGCAACATTTCTGGGACATGAACCTGTTGCGCCGGCGGCGGGTGTGGCCGGGCATGTACGACCCGGCCAATGTGATCCTCGCCGAATGCCCTGTGGCGATCTCGCGCGACTTCCTCGAACACCGGCTGGAGACCGACGAGGCCACCTACGGTTTTACCGATTACCTGATGTTCGCGCTGCGGCCGCTGTACCACGCGCTGGGAAAGTCGACGCGCAATCGCGGCGGCGTGATCTGCTCGGAAATGGTCGCCGGCGACCTGGTCATCAACGGCTGGACGGCGCGCTTCGACGAGGTGCCCAGCCCAGCCATGCTCGAGGCCGCGATCATTGGCCTGGTCGATGCCATCGCCCACCGATGAATGCCGTTGTAATCACTCGCCCTACAACCGCGCGCCACGGACTTTCCCGCGCGTGCGCGCCATCATCCATCCCGTAGCCACCTGAGGAGTTCCTGCCATGCCAGTCGATTACCACCACGGCGTACGCGTCATCGAAGCCTCGGACGGAATCCGTCCGATCCGCACCGTTTCCACCGCCATCATCGGCCTGGTCGCCACGGCCGCCGATGCCGACGCGGTCGCTTTCCCGCTCGACACCCCGGTGCTGGTCACCAGCGTCAATGCGGCGATTGCCAAGGCGGGCGTGGCCGGCACGCTGAAGAAGGTGCTCGAAGCCATCGGCGGCGAGGGCAACGCGATGTGCGTCGTGGTGCGCGTCGCACCCGGCGCCGACGAAGCGGCCACCAGTGTCAACGTCATCGGCACCGTCACGGTCGGCGGCGCCTACACCGGCATGAAGGCGCTGCTCACGGCCAAGGCCAAGCTCGGCGTCAAGCCGCGCATCCTGGCCTGCCCAGGGCTCGATACGGTTACGGTGGCCACGGCGCTGGCCGGCATCGCCCAGCAGCTGCGCGCCTTCGCCTACGTCTCGGCCTCCGGCGCGGCGACCAAGGAAGACGCCAACACCTACCGCGAGACCTTCGGCCAGCGCGAGATCATGGTGATCTGGCCGGACTTTCTCAAGGGGGCGGACACCGTGTGGGCGACGGCCAAGGCCATCGGCCTGCGCGCCAAGCTCGACGAACAGATCGGCTGGCACAAGACGCTGTCGAACATGCCGATCAACGACGTCACCGGCATCACCAAGGATGTGTTCTGGGACCTGCAGGACCCGGCCACCGACGCCGGCTACCTCAACGGCAACGAGATCACCACGCTGATCCGCGAGCGCGGCTTCCGCTTCTGGGGCTCGCGCACTTGCTCGATCGACCCGCTGTTCGCCTTCGAGAACTACACCCGCACCGCGCAGGTGCTGGCCGACACCATCGCCGAGGCCCACATGTGGGCGGTCGACCTGCCGCTCAACCCATCGCTGGCGAAGGACATCATCGATGGCGTCAACGCCAAGTTCCGCGAGCTGAAGGCGCTGGGCTACCTCATTGACGGCAAGTGCTGGTACGCCGAAGACGTGAACAGCCCGGTCACGCTGAAGGACGGCAAGCTCTACATCGACTACGACTACACGCCGGTGCCGCCGCTGGAGAACCTGATGTTCCGCCAGCTGATCACCGATCGCTACCTCGTCGATTTCGCCGCCGCCATTGGCGGCTGAGTCGGCGGCTAACCCCTTCCAACCAGGAGAACGACCATGGCACTACCCAGCGTCCTCAAGAACTTCAACCTCTTCAACGAAGGCGCCAGCTACATGGGCGTCGCCGAGGAAGTGAAACTGCCCAAGCTCAAGCGCAAGATGGACGACTTTCGCGGCGGCGGCATGAACGGCCCGGTGAAGGTCGATCTTGGCCAGGAAGGCATCGAGATGGAATTCAGCTGCGCCGGGATCATGGAACAGGTGTTGAAGCAATACGGTTGCACCAAGGCCGCCGGCATCGGCCTGCGCTTCGCCGGCGCCTACCAGCGCGACGACACGGGCGTGGTGCAGGCGGTCGAGATCGTCGTGCGCGGCCGCCACGAAGAGCTGGACCTGGGCGATGCCAAGGGCGGCGACAAGGGCAAGACGGTGGTCAAGAGCACGCTGACCTACTACAAGCTGTCGCTCGACAACAAGGCGGTGATCGAGATCGATCTGCTGAACATGATCGAGAAGGTCAACGACGTCGACCTGCTGGCCGACCAGCGCAAAGCCATTGGCTTGGCGTAAGGGGAAGCCATGAACACCACCATCATCCTCGACACCCCGATCAAGCAAGGCGAGACCGAGATCACCTCGATCGATCTGCGCAAGCCGGCCTCCGGCGAACTGCGCGGCGTGACCTTGACCGACCTGCTGCAGATGGACGTGGCGGCGCTGACCCGGGTGTTGCCGCGCATCACCACGCCGACCCTGACGGAGGCCAACGTCGCCGCCATGGACCCGGCCGACCTGACCCAGTGCGGAAGTGCGGTGGCCGGTTTTTTGCTGCCGAAGTCGGCGCTGGCATAACGGCGCCGCTGCCCGACTCGGTCGAGAACGCCATGGCGGACATCGCGGCCGTCTTTCACTGGCCCCCGTCCGCCATGGACAGCATGAGCCTGACCGAACTGGCCGGCTGGCGCGAGCGGGCGAGGGTGCGCTCCGGAGCTGACGAATGAGTACGGAAAAGCTCCGCCTCGAAGTCCTGCTGGCCGCGATCGACAAGGTCACCGGCCCGCTGAAAGCCATCACCAAGGGCAGCGGCGACGCCGCCCGGGCGCTGCGCGCGGCGAAGGACCAGCTCAAGGACATCGAGGGCCAGCAGAAGGCCATCGCCGCCTTCAAGGACGCCGACAAGGCGGCAGCGATCACCGCCAACGCCTTCAAGGGCGTGCAGGAACAGGTGAAGCACCTGCAAGCGCAGATGGCCAAGACGCCGGAGCCGACGCGGGCGATGATCAAGGCGCTGAAGGATGCCCAGGCCGAGTCCGACACCCTCAAGCACCGCCACGCCGGGCTGATGGACAAGCAGCAGCGACTCTTCGCGCAGATGAAGGCCGGCGGCATCGACACCGGCAACCTGGCCAACCACTGCCGGGATCTGGCTACGCGGCAGATCGAGGCGGCGCGCTCGGTGGTGAAACTCTCCGGCGCGCTGCAGGACCAGAACAAGGTGCTGGCCAGAATGCACGCGGCAAAGGCGAACTACGACCGATCCATGGCCGGCGCCGCGAAGCTGCGCGAGGTGGGCATGGCCACGGCCGGCACAGGCGCCGCGCTGGGCCTGCCGGCGGTCAAGGCGGCCAAGGATTACGCCACCTTCGAGGACGCAATGCTGGGCGTGGCGCGCCAGGTGAATGGCGCACGCGACGACAACGGCCGACTGACGAAGACCTACTTCGAAATGGGCACCGCCATCAAGACGATGTCCGAGCGGATCCCGATGACGACGGTGGAAATCGCCAAGATCGTCGAGGCCGGCGCACGCATGGGCATCCAGGGCAAGGAAAACCTGCTGATCTACGCGCAAACCACGGCCGTGATGGCGCACGCCTTCGATCTGCCGGTGGATCGGGTGGGCGACAGCATCGGCAAGATCTCGCAGCTCTACAAGATCCCGATCAAGGACATCAAGGCCTTGGGCGATACCATCAACTGGCTCGACGACAACGCGCTGGCCAAGGGCGGCGACATCATCGACGTGATGCAGCGTATCGCCGGTACGGCCGCGATGGTGAAGATGAACTTCCGCGAGGCCGCCGCCCTGGGCAGCACCTTCCTCAGCCTGGGCGCCGTGCCCGAGGTGGCCGCCAGCGCGTCGAACGCGATGATCCGCGAGCTGTCGATAGCGACGATGCAGACCAAACGCTTCAGGGGCGGTCTGGAGATGCTGAAGCTCGACGCCAAGAGCCTGCAGCTCGGCATGTCGCAGAACGCCACGGGCACGATCATCAAGGTGCTGGAGGCGATCAAGGCGCTGCCGCAGGAGAAGCAGCTCGAAGCCGCGACGCGGCTGTTCGGCAAGGAATATGGCGACGATGCCGCGAAGCTGGCGGAGAACCTGGACGAATACCGCCGGCAACTGACGCTGGTGAACGAGGCGCGCGCCAAGGGATCGATGCAGCGCGAAGCCGACGCACGCAAGGACACCATCAACGCCAGGATGACGATGGCGAAGAACGCGATGTTCAACCTGTCCAGCGACCTCGGTGAACACCTCAAGCCGGCGCTGGTGGCGACCATGGAAAAGACGCTGGCCATCCTGCAGGCGGTGCGCGACTGGGCCAAGGAAAATCCGGCGCTGGCCAGCGGCATCATGACAACGGTGAAGTGGCTGTCGCTGGCGGTGACGGTGATCGGCGTGCTGCTGGTGGCGGTGGGCGGCCTGCTCGCGCCCATTGCCCTGTTCAAGTTCGGCCTGGCGGCCATCGGCGCATCCGCCGGCGGCACGATGGCGGCGCTGTGGGCCTTCGTCAGCCCCATCGCCAAGGTGGCCGCTGCCTTCGCCGCCGGCTACGCGGCCGGCACGCTGCTCAATGCCGGCATCGACTGGCTGGTGTCGAAACTGCTCGGCCACAAGACGACACTGGGCGCGGCGCTGTTCGACCTGGTCGAGATCATCAAGACGAAATTCGGCGAGACGGTGACTTGGTTCGGCACCCTGCCCGGCCGCTTCATGGCCGCCGGTGCGGCGATCGTGGACGGCATCATGAGTGGGATCAACTCCCGCTGGGAAGCTCTCAAATCGCTGATGACGGGCCTTGCCGACAGCACCGTGGGCTGGCTCAAGGACAAGCTCGGCATCCGCTCGCCGTCGGCCGTGTTCGCCGAGATCGGCGGCTACACCATGGCCGGCCTCGAGCAAGGCATCGAGGCGGCGCGCAAAGGCCCCTTGGGCGCGATGGCGGCCGCCGCGAAGCAACTTACCGCTGCCGGCGCCGGCATCCTGATCGGCGGTGCGGCGCTGGCCGGCGACTTGCCGCGCATCGACACCCGCCCGGCACTGTCTCAAGCCGGTGGCACGGCCGGCGGTGGTGGCAACACCTATATTTTCCAGATCACCGGCGCTCCCGGCCAATCGCCCGAGGACATCGGCCGCGAAGTGGCGCGCCAGATCCAGCAGCTCGACGCCCAGCGCGCCGCGCGACACCGCAGCCGACTGACCGACGCCGAGTAGCCATGCCGACCTTCGAAGGTATTTTGCTGCCCGGCGAATCGCTGCAGAACCTTGCCGGCAACGCCGCGGTCTCGGCTGCGGTCGGCGCGCTCCGCTCCATCCTGCCGCCGATGTCGATGATGATGGCCCTGGGGCTGTTCGTCTTCGGCCTGCACACGGTGCCCTACCAGCAATTGCAGCGGCAGCGGCAGTGGCGGCACCCGTCCAGCTCGCGCGTCGGCCGCCGCGCGGCGCGACAATTCACCGGCCCGGGCGACGACACCATCACGCTGTCGGGCACGCTGTACCCCGAGATCACCGGCGGCAAGGTGTCGCTGCAGCTCTTGGCGGCGATGGCCGAGACCGGCAAGGCCTGGCCGTTGATCCAGGGCGACGGCACCTTCTACGGCCATTTCGTGGTCGAGGACATGTCGGAGACGGCGAGCGTGTTCTTCGCCGATGGCGCGGCGCGCAAGATCGATTTCAGCCTCAAGCTCAGCCGCGTCGACGACGACGCGATCGACATGCTGGGGTCCATCAGCCAGGGCTTGATGGCGCTGATCTGATGCCAGCCGCCTGATGGACGCACATTCGCGCCCGGCCTGGACGCTCTCCGTCGATGGCGCCGACATCACGGCCAGGATCGCCGACCGCCTGGTGAGCCTCACCCTCACCGACAATCGCGGCTTCGAAGCCGACCAGCTCGACATCGATCTGGACGACAGCGACGGCAAGCTGGATCTGCCGCCGCGCGGCGCGCTGATCCGCCTCGCCCTGGGATGGGCGTCCGAGGCCGGCGCCACACTGGTGGACAAGGGCAGCTACACCGTCGACGAGCTCGAGCACAGCGGCGCGCCGGACAAGCTCACCGTGCGGGCGCGCAGCGCGGATCTGCGCAGCGGGCTGACCACCCAGCGCGAGCGCTCGTTTCACGGCAAGATGATTCGCGACATTGTGCGCACCATCGCCACCGAGAACGACCTGATTCCGTCCGTCTCGATGTCGCTGGCCGAAATCGTTGTCGACCACATCGACCAGACCAATGAATCGTCGGCCAACCTGCTGACGCGCCTGGCGCGCCAGTTCGACGCCATCGCCGCGGTGAAGAACGGCCGGCTGCTGTTCATCCACGCCGGGCGCGGCACCTCGGCCAGCGGCAAGCCCTTCCCCGTCGTGCTGATCGAACGCAGCAGCGGCGACAGCCACCGCTTCGCCATCGCCGACCGCGAGAGCTACACCCATGTGCGCGCCACCTGGTACGACATCGCCAAGGGCGAAAAGGGCGAGATCGTCTGGGGCAAGAACGAGGACGCCGCCGAGAGCACGCGCAGGACGCCCGTGGCGGCGCCGACGCCGGAGCCCAAGGCCGAGTACCTGCTGCTGGGCGGTCGGCCCGCCAAGAGCCGCCATGCGGCCCTTCGCCACGCCAAAAAGGAATGGAAGCGGCGCGCAAAGAACACGGCCTTCCGCACCCGCTATGCGGGCGTCGAGGTCGCCTACGACGACCGCAACCTCAAGACGTCGGGAAAGGTGAGCTACGGCCGCGCCGATGAAGCGAAGGAACAGAACAACGCCGCCGGCCTCGCCGCGCGAGACGCCGCCGCCGCACAGGCACGCTCAGCAAGCGGCGCGCCGCACGTCGCCATCGAGCACGGCGCCGACAACATCAAGACGCTGCGGCACGTCTATGCCACCAGGGAAAATGCCCGCCGCGGCGCACGGGCCGAATGGCGACGCCTGCAGCGCGGCGTGGCAACCTTCTCGATCACGCTGGCCAGCGGCCGCCCGGATCTGATCCCCGAGCTGCCCGCCACGGTGCGCGGCTGGAAGCCATCGATCGACGGCACGGACTGGATCGTCAGCCGTGTGGTGCACAACGTGACGGACGCGGGCTACACGACGACGGTTGAACTGGAGATCCGGGCGACGGAGATTCCAGGGTAAAAAGTCGGCGCTGGCGGGACGGCGATCAGTATCGACCAGGACACAGCGCCAGCGCGGGCTGTATAAACACGGTGAGCGCGGCGGCGTTCCCGGACTTCGAAATCTCATCGCCGCGCGGCATGCCTGCGCTCAGCGCCTTGCCGTTGAGCCCGTAGCGCTTGCCGTTCAACTCGATGTAGACGATCGAGGGCGGGTCGCAACCGAGGGTCGCCTGCAGGGCCAACAGCGGCCATGCGTCGCCATAGTCGGCGGCCTTGACCGCGGCGGTGCGCGGCGGCAATGGGTCGTCGGCACAAGCAACCATCGCAAACGCCAGCAGCAGTATCCATCGTGCATTCATTTGCGCTTCCCCTTTTCCTTCGGCGCCGGCTCCGGTCGTTGATCGTGCACGCCGCCGAACGATCGGCAATCCTTCTTCGACTGGCTGGTGGTGCCGTCGCGGCAGATGAAGAACTGGCCCATGCAATGCGAGATGCCGCCCTTCTTTCCACTGCAGGGCTTGTTCGCCGGGTACGCCTGACGCGCAGCAACAGCGGTCGACAGAAATATGGCAAGGAGCAGGATCGATCGTATGCGCATGCCGTCCCCCACGGTATGACATGCGACAGTGTAACACTGCGCAGGTAGTGACTTGGCTAACGCGGAAATACCGACCGGAACGACGTTTTTCCGCGTCGTTCGCTGTCAACGGCTTGTCATTATGGCCGGTATGTTGATCGAACGTGAAATAGCCGGCCTAGCCCGGTGGGCGGAGTCGCTGCGCAATGGTGAGCAACAGTTCGGCATCATCGGGGCTGAGGTTCATGCCGGCAATATCACCAGCGAGGCGACGCGCGGGCGTCAGGTAGGTGTCTCGCAGATCTTCCGACTCAGCAAGGTAGGGCTGGCGATGCCCGGTGATGATGAACAACACGTCGACTTCGAGGTTGGCGATCGCCGCGAGATAGTCGCCATCCGGCGACCGCTCCCCTTTTTCATAGCGAATTTGAGAATGCTTACCCACGCCGGCGGCATCGCCGAACGCCTCCTGGCTGTATTTCAGGCGCACCCGCTCCGCCTTGAGTCTTTCCCCAATAGTCGCCATTCGGCAAAATTTCCCTTGACAAGTAGCTAAACAGCTACCTAAAATCGTGTAACACTTCCTCAAGGTGACACTATGCAGAAGCCGCACAACTCCCGCAACCCCGCGGGAATCGTCAAAACGAAGCCGATCGCGCTGCGGCTGATGCCCGGCGAATTGAAAGATGCGGCTCGCATCGCGGCCGAACGGAACGTGAGCCGGTCGGCGTTGGCGAGGGAGGCCTATTTGAAGGGGCTGCCTTTCGTCATAGCGACGCCACCGTTGACGACAGCATAGGTCGCCAAATGGGTACCGTCATGCAGCACAACACGCACGAACGTGCCAGATTCTTCGTCAGCACCCGTGGCGTGCTGATGGATCGCCAGGGTAAAGGGGCGGCCCAGCGCACCGGCTACAGCATGGAGCGCAACAACGTCACGCGCAGCCAGATGCAGATCCTCGCCGATCTGCTCAACGAGCCGGAGAACATGGCGGAATGGGATGCCGGCGCGGCGCCCGACAAGCTGTGGGAATACCGGATTTACTGGAATGAGGCCGACCAGCGCTTTGCCCGTGCCAACCATGCCGACCCCGAGGTGGCCACGGCATGACCACGTCCCGCACCCCCATCGCCATCATCCGCGACCACGCCGAGGCCTGGCGCCGCGACAACCGCTGGAGCCGCGAGACGGTGGCCGACGTGATCGTCAGCACCCATGATCGGCTCGGCTTCGACCACCTCGCCGGGATCCATTTCGACCCGCCGACCCGCGACGCGTTCGAACGGATGCGGGTCAATGCCGACCGCGTTTTCCGCTGGCTCGACGATTCGACCAAGGACAAGAACCTGCTGCCAATCAACTTCCTGTGGTCGATCCTGGCGGCGCTGCCGATGGAGCGCCGGCTGGCGCTGGTCAATGCGCTGCTGGAGCCGGTGGAATTGAGCGCGCAGTCGATCGGCTTCGACGCGGCCGCCGCGAGCGGCGACCAGACGGCCGTGGTGGTGATGCACTTTCGCGAGATCGTGACCACGGCGGCGGCGGCCGAGGTGGCGATGTCGGCACTGCTGGACGGCGTCGACACGGGCGAGCCGGAGGCGGCCAAGGTGAAGCTGTCGCGGCTGGCGGCGGCCGGGCAGCGGGCGCTGGCCCTGATGAGCCGGCTGCTGCGGCGCAAGGCCAAGGGGGTAACGAAATGATCCGCGCCTTCGTGACGACATTGATCGTGCTGGCCGTGCTGGCCATCGGCGCCGCCCTTCTGATCGGGGCGCTGAGCTGATGCGCATCAAGTGCCCTCACTGCCAGCATTGGGCCACGATCCGCACCAGCCGGCCGATGAGCGAGTCGGTGCAGGAACATCAGCTCCAATGCTCGAACATCGAGTGCGCCCACACCTGGGTGGCTCACACGGCGGCGGTGCGCACCATCGCGCCATCGATGACGCCGAACCCGAAGGTCTACATCCCCCTATCCCCGCGCTCGCCGGCGTACCACAAACCCGACAGCAAGCAGCTCGGCCTGGCGCTGGACTGCCCACACCCCCGCGCCATGGCTCTCGACAGCAGCTAAACAGCCCGCCCGGCTGATCTTTCCCCACTGATTACACCGTCATGCCGGATTCGGCATGCGAGGACTCTTTTTGCCCAAATTTCGATGAACCATCAACTGCACAGCGACATTACCTCCCGGCTCGAGCGGGACTACGGCTTCAAGCCTTCCGGCACCTGGCTGACCAAGGGCAAGTGCCCGAGCTGCGACAAGAAGGAAATGTTCACCAGCGCCGAGCACCCCTGGGTGCTGCGTTGCGGCCGGGCCAACAAGTGCGGCGTCGAGTTCCACGTCAAGGAGATCTACTCCGACCTGTTCGAGAGCTGGGGCGATCGCTACAAGGCGACGCCGGCGGCGCCGAACGCGGCGGCCGACGCCTACCTGCGAGATGCACGCGGCTTCGACCTGGCGAAGATCGCCGGCTGGTACAAGCAAGAGAGCTACTACGACCCGGAGAAGAAGCTCGGCTCGGCGACGGTGCGCTTCCCCCTCACGGGCGACGCATGGTGGGAACGCATCATCGACCGGCCGGACCGCTTCGGCGATCGCAAGGCGACTTTCCGCGGCAAGTACGCCGGCACCTGGTGGCAGCCGCCTTTCGCGCTGATCGGAGAAATACCCGCCGAGCTGTGGATCGTCGAGGGCATCTTCGACGCCATTGCCTGGCTGCATCACGACGTGGCGGCGGTGGCGGCGATGAGCTGCAACAACTACCCCGGCACCAGCCTGACCGAGCTGGCCGCGGGGTGCGAGGCAAACGGCGTCGCCCGGCCGAAGCTGGTGTGGGGGCTGGACGGCGACCGCGCCGGCCGGCGCTATGCCAGGCAGTGGGTGAAGAAGAGCCGCGAGCAGGGCTGGGAGGCGACGGCGGCGGTGATCGCCTTCGAGGGCAAAGCCAAGCTCGACTGGAACGACATGCACCAGCGCGGCCGGCTGGAAAAGAAGGACGTCGAGGACTACCGCTACCAGGGCGCGCTGCTGCTGGCCGAGAGCGCACCGGAAAAGGCGCGGCTGATGTATTCCCGGCACGGCTGGCAGTCGTTCAGCTTCGAGTTCGACAACAAGCTCTGGTGGTTCAAGCTCGATCTGGAAAAGATGAACAAGTCGAGCACAGAACTGGAAAACCAGTTCCCCGACCTCGACAAGAACGAGATCCGCGACAAGGCGCTGCTGGAGGCCGGCCTAGTCACCGAAATCGCCAACTGCTATCCCACGGCGCTGTACTACCAGGCCAACCTGCTGACCGACGAGAGCTGGTACTACTTCCGCATCGACTTTCCGCACGACGGGCCGTCGGTCAACAACACCTTCACCGGCGGGCAGCTGGCCAGCGCCAGCGAGTTCAAGAAGCGCCTGCTCGGCATCGCCGCCGGCGCGGTGTTCACCGGCAACGCGCACCAGCTCGACGCGATGCTGAAGCGCTGGCTGGCGCGCATCAAGACGGTCGAGACCATCGACTACATCGGCTACAGCCGCGACCACGGCGCCTGGGTGTTCAATGACGTCGCGGTGAAGGCCGGCAAGCTGGTGCCGCTGAACGACGAGGACTTCTTCGACATCGGCCGGCTGTCGATCAAGAGCCTGAACCGGTCGGTGGATCTGGCGATCAACGCCGACCTGAAGGAATTCAGCACCGAGTGGGTGAGCCTGCTGTGGCAGTGCTACCACCACAAGGGCATTGCGGCGCTGGCCTTCTGGCTCGGCTCGCTGTTCGCCGAACAGATCCGCCAGAAGCACAAGAGTTACCCCTTCATCGAGCTGGTGGGCGAGCCGGGCGCCGGCAAGTCGACACTGATCGAGTTCCTCTGGCGCCTGGCCGGCCGCAGCGACTACGAGGGCTTCGACCCGAGCAAGTCGACCATGGCCGCCCGGGCGCGCAATTTCAGCCAGGTGTCGGGCCTGCCGGTGGTGCTGATCGAGGGCGACCGCACCGAAGAGGACAGGAACAAGCAGAAGGGCTTCGACTGGGACGAACTGAAGCCGCTCTACAACGGCCGCAGCGTGTATTCGCGCGGCGTGAAGAACAGCGGCAACGAGACCTATGAGCCGCCCTTCCGCGGCGCGCTGACGATCAGCCAGAACGCGCCGGTGGCGGCGTCCGACGCGATCATGCAGCGCATCCTGCACATCAGCTTCGACCTGGCCTCGCACACGCCCGAATCGAAGGTCGCGGCCGACGCCCTGGGGCAGATCGGCGTCGATGCGCTGTCGGGCTTTGCGCTGAAGGCCACGCTGGCCGAGAAGGCCGTGCTGGGCACCTTCGAAGAGCGCGTGCCGGTGCATGAGAAGGCGCTGCTCAAGGTGGCCGGCGTGCGCAACCTGCGCATCGTGAAG